CCGGCAGATATGCTGAGCGATAAAGATGACCATATCGCCGCGCTGGATTCAGACAAAACATCACATCTGACAGCTATTCAAACCGAAGGCGCAGCACAGCTGTCACCGCTGACCGCACTCGCCAGTGACTTTGAGTTGGTGAATGATGTGCCTGATGGCTCCAGCATCATGGGTGAAATTGGTAATGTGCAGACGGATTTAGAGGGGCAGTTACAAGCTTCCGTTGCTCTTGATCCAAACTCTATCCCATTCTTGTTTGGTATTTTAAGCCGTTATCAGGCGCACAACTATGGTCAAGGTGAATGGACATCCCAGCTTGGGCAATGGTACACCAACAATGAAGACTGGCCTTTCCGCTTGATTCCCGGGGCGCATGGCGAAAGCACATCTTATTCAGGATTTATGCGGCCTCCGGCTCTGCACTTCTTGGAAGGCAGCAATGGACGCTTTAACTATAAGCGTCAGTTCCACAGCTATGCCAATTCATCCAACGTCTATCAATATCCTGCCGCATTGATCGGTATATTCTTTGTCAAAAATACCACGGGCTCAAATATCAGCCGGACGTTTTATTTTGGCGGCTCATCTTATTGGGGCTCTGGTTACGAAGGCGCTTCTTTGAATGTGGGCGTTCCCAATGAGGTGGATGCCAACAAGGAAAATATCACAGGCGTATCGTGGAATACGGTCTATTCCTATTCCAGCAGTACGCATGATTTTGGCGGTCAATCAGCTACGGTTGAAATCCCGGCAGGCAAAACGGTCGCGATTATGCTCTATACCTCTGCCTATTATTTTGCCAGCCCCTCCAGCCAATATGCCTCTTTTATGGGGTGGTATGTCTACAACTTCCGCAGCAACTTCATGACCACAGGGCTAGAGATTGATTTCGAGCGCACCCTGAAGGCATGGCAGCAAAGTGTTGGCACATCCAATACTCACCAAATCTGGCTCTAACCGCAACGTAAGGAGATAATTCTATGCCGACCTATTTAAAATTTGATGATCAAGGCGTACAGACTTGAGATGGTCTTTCGCAAAACCCAGCCGTCAGGTGATTGGCACAAAGCACCTGATGATTTTGATAAATCCAAACGTTATCGCAAAGATGACGACGATACCATCCGCTTGGAAACCGAAGAGGAAAACGAAAGTAATTTCTTGGCGCTGGCCCGCATAAAGGCTGCAGATGAAGTTCGCATTGAACTGGAGCAATGCCGCCAGAAATTCTCAGGTTATTCCGCTGGAAAAAACAAAGCCTATGAAACGCAAGCCCGATCTGCGCTGCGTGTCTTGGAAGCCGATGCAGCTGGTCAGGAGATTGATCCACTGGATGAGCAAATTCTCGGGGAATTCGCCAAGGTACGCGAGATCACAGTGGTAGAAATGGCGACTGTGATCAAAACCAAGATGGATGAGCGTGATATCGCATTGGCGCTGATTGAAGCCTATGAGGACAAAGCTGCCAGAGTGATTGAGGCTGCCACATCTCGTGATGATTTACGCACCAGTCTGGAAGCGATGCAAGCAGAGCTTCGCAGCGCCATCACGGCACTGTAACGCCATAGATCATAGGCCAGAACCGATCTCGCTGGGAACGCCCATGCGGGATTTTTTGTGCCTGAATTTCACCAAACGATAAGGAAAACACTATGCCTGAACAATTTTTACATGGCGTGGAAGTGGTTGAGATTGATACCGGACCACGCCCCATACGCACCGTTCGCTCCAGCATTATTGGATTGATCGGCACAGCACCAGATGCAGATGCGTCGCTCTTTTCCGAAAATACTCCGGTACTGATTGCCGGGAACCGAACCGAAGCTGCTGAATTAGGCGATGGCGGCACTTTGCCTGCTGCTATTGATGCCATCTTTGATCAGGCAGGAGCGATGGTGGTGGTTGTCCGTGTTGCTGAAGGTGCCGACGACGCCGAGACCCTAAGTAATATTATCGGCGGTATAGACACCGACACAGGTCAATATGAAGGTGTTCACGCCTTTTTAGCCGCAGAAAGTGTGGTGTATGTTAGCCCGCGTTTATTGATCGCGCCGGGCTTTACCCATCTCAAACCGGAGGGCAATGCTAACCCTGTTGTCGCTGAATTACTGGGTATTGCTGAGCGCCTCAGAGCGGTCATCATTGCTGATGGCCCCAATAGTAATGATGCTGATGCCATAGCCTATCGCAATGACTGGGAAAGCCCGCGTATCTATGTGGTCGACCCCTTTGTGAAGATCTGGGATAGCGAAGCCTCTACCTCCTCATTGGCTCCTGTCAGTGCGCGTGTGGCGGGTCTCATTGCCAAAAGCGATAATGATCGCGGTTTTTGGTGGTCGCCTTCAAACCAGAACATTGACGGCATTATTGGTACGGCACGCCCGGTCGACTTCACCCTTGGTGATGCCAATGCACGCGCCAATTACCTCAATGAAAACGAGGTTGCGACTATTATTCGCCAAGATGGTTACAGGCTGTGGGGTAACCGCACCTGTTCCAGCGATCCTAAATGGGCCTTTCTGTCTGTGCGCCGGACCGCTGATATTATCAATGACAGTCTGCTTAGGGCACATTTATGGGCGGTCGATAGAAATATCACCAAAACCCTACATTGAGGATGTGACGGAGGCTGTAAATGGCTATCTAGCCTCATTGACAGCGCAAGGGGCTATTTTAGGCGGGCGTTGTTACGCTGATCCAGAGCTCAAAACTCCGGCCAATATTGCGCAGGGCAAGGTCTATTTCGATTTTGATTTCACCCCACCATATCCGGCGGAGCACATCACATTCCGCAGCCATTTGGTCAACGATTACATTGAGGAGATTTTGTCATGATTCCGAAAATACTGAAAAACTTTAACGTCACCGTTGACGGGCGTGGCTATGCCGGGCGCGTGGACGAATGCGTACTGCCAAAGCTCACCATCCAGACGGAAGAACATCGCGCTGGCGGGATGGATGCCCCGGTCGAGATTGATATGGGCATGGAGAAGCTGGAGGCAGAGCTCACCTTTGCTGAGTATGACCATGAACTTTTTCGATTATTCGGGTTGGTTGATGGCAATGCTGTGGCGATCACATTGCGCGGTGCCATTCAGGCTGGCGGCGAAGCTGAAGCCGTTGTGGTGAATTTGCGCGGCTCTTTCAAAGAGCTGGATGCTGGCACATGGAAGGCCGGAGATAAGGCCACGCTCAAATGCATGATTGCGGCCCGTTATTACAAACTCACCGTTAATGGCGATGAGCTGATTGAAGTTGATGCCGAAAACATGATCCGGATCATTAATGGCACTGATCAGCTGGCATCCATCCGCACCGCCATCGGCATTTAACTTTCAAACGCAGGAGATCACCATGAAAGGCACCTTTATACTACAAACGATACGGTTCAGATTGAAGAATTCTCATATCCGCTGGAAGAATTTCTTCTGGATGAGCCGGATTTCAAAGCCCCCAAAAGCGGCGAACTCACCTATCACCGTGGCCAAGGATCAACCCTGATCATTGAAGGCAAACATAGCGAAGCTGACAAGGATTACCCAAGCGAAGATATGGAACTCTATATCGGTCGCAAATCCATGTATCGCAGCGCCCACAAGGCACGTCGCAGTGCCGTAAAGCCGTCAAAGGTAAAGCGATCCACGAAAAAAGCAGCCAAGCCATCAGCGGATAAACCTGCTGCCTCCCCAAAAGAGGAAAAACCAAAGATCACGCAGGCCAGCAAAACCGTCACCAAGGAGAAAAACAATGCAGATCATTAAACTACAAGACCCGATCACCATTGATAACGTCACCTATGATGAGCTGAAAATCCGGCTGCCTAAAGTGCGTGATCGCTTGGCAGTGGAGCGCATGAAAAAGACCGATGCAGAAAAAGAAATCGCTATGATTGCCAATCTGGCTGAAGTCGATATTCGCGTGATTGAAGAGCTGGACTTATCTGATTACGGCAAAATACAGCAGAGTTTTGCTGATTTTTTTCCTGTAGCGCCGGAGACATCAGACTAGCCGTTCTGACCTTGGCCTCTCATGTTGGCGGCATTGAACTCTGGCTTAACATGGACATCGACGAGTTTTTGCTTTGACATCAAGACGCATCGTCACTGATTAAAACCTAAACATTCACCCCAAAACACAGGACATGCATCATGGCACAGAATAATGCTGTATCCATTACCATTGGCGCTGCCCTGAAGAGCAGCTTTGGCACTGCTTTGGGTGGCGGGCGCAAGCAGCTCATGCAGATGGGCCAAGCCCTGAAATCTCTCGATGCCAGCGGCAAGCGTATCCAAAGCTTCCAGAAGCTAAAAACGGATGTCATTGCAGCGAAAAACTCGTGGCAGGCTGCGGAAACCCAAGTACGTGAACTGGCTTTAGCCATGAAGCAAACAGCTAACCCGACGGCCAAAATGAAGTCGGAGTTTGAAAAAGCCAAGAACACTGCCGGGCGAGCCAAAGCTGCCTATGAGAAAAAGCAGGAATCTCTGCGCCAAGTGCGTTTGGAAATGAAGGCCGCAGGGCAAAGCACACGCAATCTGGCAGCCCAACAGACAAAGCTTGGCGCATCGGTAGATCGGCTCAAGTCCAAATATCATGCGCTTGATCAGGCATTGAAACGTGGTGATGGTATCAAGGCCAGACGTGCAGCTTTGCGCGGTCAAATTCTGGATATGGTAGCGCTCGGCGCTGCCATGGGCGCACCGTTAAAAGCAGCGATTGATTTTGAAAGCGAGATGTCCGCAAAGTCGTTGATTTCAAGGACCAGCAAAACGGCCTACGGGCCTTTGGCAATCAGCTCAAAGCCATGTCGCGCACGATCCCTCTTTCTGCAGCGGGTCTGGCTCAGATTGCAGCAGCAGGTGGACAGCTTGGTGTGTCAGAAGATGCCTTGCCGGATTTTGTTAAGACCGCATCCCAGATGGCCGTTGCCTTTGACATCATGCCCGATCAGGCAGGTGAATCCATGGCCAAGCTCTCCAATATCTTCGGCATTCCAATCACCGAGATGAGCCAGCTTGGTGATGCGCTCAATCTCCTGTCCGATAACACGGCAGCGAAAGCAAGCGAGATTGTGCAAGTTATTACGCGTGCAGGCGCACAAGCTAGAGATTTCGGGCTTTCTGCGGAGCAGACCGCAGCACTTGGCGATACGTTTGTCGCGCTGGGTAAAAAGCCCGAAGTGGCGGCTACGGCCATGAATGCCTTGCTTTTGAAGTTGAATATCGCCGACAAGCAAAGCGCCAAGTTCCAGTCTGGCCTCAGCGCCCTTGGTATTGAGGCGCAGGGCTTGAAAGATGCCATCAAAGATGATGCCCAAGGCGCGTTGCTATCTTTCCTGCAAACTGTCTCGCAGGTCGAAAAACAGGAACGCGCCGGAATTTTGTTTGATCTGTTCGGCCTTGAATATGCAGATGATATTTCGCTTCTGGCAGGCCAAGTTCAAACTTATCAGAAAACCTTGGGTTTGCTGGGTGATAGCAAAAAGCATAACTCAATGCAGCGCGAATT